TATCTCTTTAATTTCTTTATTTCTCTTTGCAACCTTCACTAGATGTTTTTCATTGGCATCAAGTAGTGCCTTCTTGCGAGCATTTAATACATTGTCTATTTGTAGTCGTTGAGCACCACTCATAGACTCAAAAACATCAGCAGGGATTACAGTTCTACTGGTAGCTTGAGGATGATCTGTTAGTAATTTTTGGGCAGCGTCATAAGCGATACTTTGATTCTCAGTGGCTATAGCATCATCCTCTGCATCCCTAGTCTTTAATCTTTCCACCACAGCATCTCTTAGTGCGGAGTCTTTTATCTCTCGTGCTATCTCTAGTTGAGCTTTTATATCAAGATCAGGATTCTGTCTAATCTCATCAGTCACTCTTTGTGCTTCAGCTCGTTGAGTTTCAGTATCGAGTACTTTTTTTATTTTGTCTTGTGTTGCCTGGTCTATCTCACCCTGGTTGGCCTCAAAGTATCTTTTAGCTACGCTCGGTCTTTGGTCAGCAATTAGAGAATCGATTACTGATGTATGGGCTAGAGTGGTAAATTTTAGGTGGGCGTTATTAATGATCTCTTGTTCACCTTCATCACGAGGGCTATTAACATCAATACCAAACTCATCCATTAACTGCGAGTTGATTTCTATAACACCTACAGCCACATACTTTTGGGCTTCTGGATTGTTACCTTCGTCATCAGTGCTTAACCCTGCCAGCTTAACATCCTCTGCAAGACCAGCCAAACGAGCTGCTGACTCTATCTTGTTGTAGTTAATAGTCTCACGCATAACGTGATCAGAGATTGTATTGTTAGCACTATTAACCCTTGAGTCTGCCATCGTAGACCAGTTATTCAACATCCTTGGATTGAGGTCTTTTTCTAGTGACTTCCTGTACTCATTGATGTTTTCTACCAGGGCACCTTTAGCACTCATAGCGTTACGCCCTGTGAGGGTCATAAAGCCTACTTCAGGGTGGATTAATTTCTCCCGAATGTAGGACGATAGGTTGTTGTCTAATTCACGCAGAACACCTTTCTCGTAAGCCTGTTGTACCTTTTGTTCCCGTTGAAACATGATCTCAGCTTGTCTGGAAATCTCTTGACCCATACCCGACTGAGCTCGAGCCACATTGGCACCGAATGCGTCAGCCGGAGCACTAATGTTTTGCATCCCATTAACGCCAGATGACTGTACTTGTCCTAATTCATATTGTGGTACTGTTGGCATTATCTCTCCTTATGTAACATAACCTTTCTTGGTGTACCACTTATCGGCCACCGATCCTGCCCCAGAAAGTAGTGATGTCATGGCGTTATAATTACCAGCAGTTGCAGCGTTTTGTCCGGCCATAGTGTTTAGTTGTGATTGAGCTCCTTGGTTTGATGCTTGGACCCTATAGTCATAAGCCTCACGTTCAGAGTTAGAGCGAATAGTTAGAGCATCGAGCTCACCCATCCAGGCAGTATCTGCAAGAATATCTAGGGCTGATCCGTCAGCTACCTCTATCCCGCCAGCACTTATAACTGCATTTTGTCGGCCCTTTAATTGGCTAACCTTGAGGCGGTGTTGTTTCTCTTTTATATCGCCCCTAGCGATAGCGTCCTGGGCCTTCCATTCAGAAACCTTTTTGTTGTTGGCATCAACCTTTGCTTGGTAGTCATACCTTTGTTGTTCGGCTTTGCCTTGAGCTCTTGCTCCTGCAAAAGACACCACTGCACCTAGGGCACTAAAAAAAATCGAAGGTGAACACATTACTCTTTCTCCATAGAAAATCTTTGAAAATCCATCCCTTTAATACCCCAAGGTTTGGGCTCATCAAACTTAAATCCCAACCACTTCAGCCAATGTATTGCTACTGTATTTCTAACATCAACATGGTTCTCTAAGAATGTATAACTTTCAGTAAACTTTTTCACTACTGGTTTACATCTTTTTAAAAAGGTTAAAGGGTACTTCTCAATCAAAGTGGTTGAGAGCATCCAGGGCGAACCTTTTCTACCAATCATCGAGATTGGACACACCCCCCACATACATACCAGCTCATCATCAATCAGTCCTGTCTGGGTATAGGTAGACATCTCTACTGAGTCCTTAATCAATGTATGTACATCGATTGATGTTGCTGCCTCTAATTCGTCTCTGTCAGCTTCTCTGAGGTTGTTAGAGAGGACTTCTACATCGCCCTGCTCTACATCCCTTAAAATTACATTAATTGCCAACAGTGACCTCCGGTATTACTGCCAACAAGGTCACCGGTAAAGGATCATCTTGGCGAAAAAATACGGAACCAGAGTTTGACCATTTGGATGGTATAGTTACTCTTATATCTCCAGTCTTTAATGCTGTCGGGTCACCATAGTTTTCATAAGCCCGTTGTTTAAATTCTGTCAGATTATCGGCAGTTGGGCCAATCTTCCCGCCTCTAGTCTTCTCGAACCTAAAGGTGACCGTTGATATAGTCTTATTCTTGCCTTGTATGGTGCCTCTCCCACCCTCAAGTTCAAGTGTTTGAAAGTCAGCCTGAATTGGCAAACCTACATGAATCTTGGTAGCTGGGTAGCCTAGTGTTATTGCTCCAGATGAGACTACTTGTTGAGCATGAACATTACCATCAGCCAGGATTGATACTGTTTTTGCTTCTAGATGAGATAGTCCTGAGAGCTCATCAACACCCTTAGCCCAGACAGTGCTTGCCACAGCTCTAAAGGCAGTTGGTACATCCCTACCAGCATTTACTGTGACTACTGTGGCTGAGGTGTAAGCATTAATAGTACAAACCAAAGTGGCACTACCGATAGTAATAACAATAGTATTACCTACATCACTAGAGCTAAATGTTGAGGCTGAGGCTGTCAGGGTTAGGTTTTCAGTATGTGCCCAAGTACTACCACCAGACAGAGTCATTGAGGTTGTACCTGTATGGGTACCATCATAGCTTAGACCTGAATCAACAAAGAAGGCATCCTTAACATCAGCAATTACTCTAGTTTGGAGACGCTCTATATATCTTTTAGTGTTGCCATTAATGGTTCTTTTAACCACAAAGTAGGTAGCATCCTCACCACCTTCAGCGATAGAACAGACACTCTCAAAGGTGCCATCAGTGTCATGCCTGGACCAGCCCCAAACCTCGTGCTCACGCAGATAAGTAAGAGCTGCCAAGGTACCATCATCGAGCACTGCCCAAACGATAGAGCTTGGTGCCTGGGCAAAAGACCATTCCCTAATACTCTTACCTTCAAATAGATGATTCGATAGTACTGTTAAATCATTACCAGTATATGAATCTGAATCCAAAGCATAGGCCAGATCTCGAATAATTGAGCCCTTTGATTGTACATAAATAATAGTATTACCAATTACCAGTGGTGGCACCTCAGAGATACCACGATAACCTTGCGGTTTCAAAGAAATACTTGAAGGGGTAACCACACCACCCTCACTCGAGACCATCAACCACTCACCACCAGAGGTTAAAACAATTAAATCTGATAGTGCTACTAAGTGACGTATCTCATTAACCTGTGATGAGGCAATAGTAAAGGTTACACCGTCATCATCCCTAAGTGGTTCGGAGACATTAAAGTTGTGATAATTACCAATCTGTGACATCCAGACTTTTTGTGGATCATTATTAGATTGGGCAAAGGCTAACCTTTGTTGGTGATAAGTTACCGTTGCTGGATAATCACTAGAGGTATTAAATATAGTCCTATCTGTGGGCGGTGAATCGGTCGAGTCTGGCTTGATATTATTATCAATAAAGGTGGTAGTTGTGCTCCTACCAACAAAGCCATAAACACCACCAGTTAGTTTATAAATATTGTAAGAGTTAGCCCCACTTGCAGCAGACCAGGTAACAGTATTAGTGGTGGTAGTTGATAGAGCATTATTAGTCACACTACTAGCAGCTGACTGGACTGACTCGGCACCAGTTGTAGTATCTACCGCAGAGACAACATAAGAGTAACTAGTATCATCAACAGTAGCATCATAGTTCTGCCTACTGACTGCTAATCCTATTGGTGCAGTCATACTTGTACCAAAACTAATACTGGTTATGGTCCAAGCAATATGTGAGGTTCTTTTTAATTCTTTAGGTGGGTGTGAGGGATGACATATTGTCATTACATCGGCCGACTGGGTGAACTTTAAATTAGCTAAATCGGTATGGGCATAAGGTGTTGTAATCTCTACTGGAGAACCACTAGATAATACTTGACCGCCATCCTTAATAACCCGCATAATAAGATCACCAAACTCTAATACATAGGTCTGTTCGGTATTAAATTCAAACGGAATCAGTCTAGTTGTTTTGGTTGAGTCTTTAGTCTCACAGATAAACTTAGTGCCGGATCTATTAGATACTCCACCATGAGCTTGAACGACAAAGTTTCTACAGGTTTTAAGGCCTACAGCATACTTAGCTAGGTCAACTCTAGCGTGTAATGAGGGTGCTAATTCACCACCAGTAAATGAGGGTTGAATTGAGCTTGTTGGCATTAACTACGTCCCGTTATCCACGCTGCCTCACGATTAATATCAGCGTGTGACTCGTTAGCATTAAATGTTTGTGCCTCAGACAATGTAGTCGTAAACATATTGTATGTCTGTTGCATACGTTTTTCATCTCTAGTTAGGGGCATAGCAATCTCGGCTGCTAATCTCCAAGCTAGGGCATTAGTAAATAGGGGGTCAAACACCAAAGTGTTAGTGGTCTGGTAGGTATAAATTAGGGTAGCTGACTTTTGGTCAGTAAGAATAACTCTGGCGTTATAAGCATCGCCAAGTGCAATTTCAAATTTAACTGGGTCTAGAGCTGTATTGGTTTGTAATATCTCTCGAGCGTACAGACAATCATTCGGATAGGCGTATCGATAAGACCAGTTACCTGGCGGTGTACCGACATCAGAAAGTGCTAGATGTCTGGTTGCAAATCCCCATGGATGAGCCCTTAATACTGAGTCCCTTATTTCGGCATACAAAAGATTACAATGGAACGCTTCTTCTGACTGCTCGGTTAATGAGGATATAGTGGCACTGGCCCCTATATGCGACAAAGCCAAATTACAAATATCTACTTCACTAGCCATACAAATTCCTTAAAAGCCTCACGATATTGCTACCGTGAGGGGGAGACGAACTTAGTTACTTATTAACGCTTTAAGCGTTAGCAGCATTCGCATAAGACTGCCACTGTTGAGCATCTTTAACGATTGATGCACTTACAGTAACTGTTGGGCTTGTTCCACCTAATGTATAGTACAAACGTATATACCTTTGATTAGTATCTGGAAGACCCATAACAACAACATCGCCTACTGCACCAGCACTCACTGTACGAGAAGTCTGTACTGTAGTGAATGATGAGTTGTCGGCTGACGTTTGCACTCCAATTGCTAATGTAGGTGATGTACCACCCATAGCAACGTCAAGTGTTGTTACTATTTTCATATCCTCACCGGGACCAATGTCACGGTCAGAACCAAGGTCAATCACATTTGTTGAGGCTGCTGTAGCAGTCAACGCTTGTGCATCTGAGACCTGTAAGTTATAGTCGATTATCATATTGTTTTCTCCTTAAAATAATCCGAATTAGCTAACAACAGCTTCGGCATTTGTGATTGCATCATTGCGTCTGAATGGGATTCCATCAAAAGTCATAACACGCTTACCAGCAATTTCGTCCATACCTATTCTGACGTTGTTAGTATTAGTGATCTGCCTACGCAAGATTGATGAGATGGTACGATTACCATAGAAAGTCGCACGACCTAAACCTAGGTTAGGAACCTTCTCCACTGCCTGTACCATTAAATCAACTAAGTCAGCAGATGAACCAGAGGCATCCTTAGTTAAGTTAGATACATCAATGTTAGGGATACGAACCACATAACGCCAGTCTCTCAAAGTTAGGCCGATGTCCCACTTGTAGTGAGTACGGTAACCTTGATATTTACCTGATGCTGCATCCTCTAAAGTCACTTCGCCAAGGTCTTGATGTTTCAGACCAGCTTGTGAGCCTTTAGGATAGATACCGTGACAAGTGTTTGGACCCCATACCACTAACCAGATGGAAGTGTTATCAGCACCTGAACCACCAGCAGTTAAGATATTGTCACCAGACTCAGCAGTTGTTGAGTTAAAGCGTGGTGCTAAACCCATAAACTTCTCTGGATCAGTACCAGTATCACCATAGAACAGTGTTGATGCCATTGTTTGATTCATTGACTCTAAGAATGCACGGTCTTCAGATAATCTGAAGGATGCACTATTGCCATTGAGATCAGCTAATGCCTTATCCACTTCAGCGTAAGCCTCAAGCATACCTGCTGTATCAGTTACCTGTACAGTTGTACTCTTGGATGGTTGCACACCATAGTTCAGTTTACGCCATGTTGAACTTGGAAGTCCTGAACGAATAGTCGTTCTATGACCAGTTTCGAGGTTGCCCTCCATAAACGTCATGTCCTCCAATACCTCGTTTGTTTCGGCTAGTAACTCGACAATAGTGTCGATCTTACCATCCGGATCCTGTCTCTTAGCGACATCCGCAAGAGTAGGATTGTTTGTTGATAATGTTGCCATTATTTACTCCTTTTATTATTGTTTCATTGACGGGTATAAGACATTCTCTCGAGTCTTCTGACCGGCATTAGCTCCGCTAACAACGACCTTGTCCTCAGATATGGCCTTACCCACTCTGTTAAGAAACCTGATCATCTCTGGATGGTTGCCCAATCCTGAATTATCAAGCATCTCGCTAAATTCACTTGTGCCAAACGAGTCACGAGCTTTAACTGCTGTTGAGATGTTCTGATCGAAATTCTCACCACCATATTCTTTATCGCTTTTCGCTTGTTCAACCCAAGCTTTCTGCTGCTCAACCCATTGTGTCATTTCTGCTTCACGCATCTTAGTGACTATATCAACTCCCGCCTGGGCTTGATCTTGGGTTAGGTTGTTTTCTTTAGCCCATGTCTGATAATCAGTCAGGGACTCTTCATTTACAGCGAACACTTCAGGGGTGTCAAAGTTTTGATACTCTTCAGGGGCACCCGCCTCCTGGGCATCTTCATTTGACTCTTGGTCTTCACTACTTGCAGCTTTACTTTCATCACTAGTCAACCCTGCGGCAGACTCTTGATCTAAGTTTTCTGCCTGCTGGTCAACGACTTCTTCCGCATCGGTGTTAGTCTGTGTCAGCAAAGTGTCTTCATCAGGCATTTTGATCTCCTTTATTATTTTCTTTTATCATTTGCAAATACCCATTAGTATCTGCATCCGTTACCTCACTTTCTAGCCATAGTCCAATATTCCTTTGTCCTTCATTAAAGAAGGTTGTGCTATTACCAGTAAAGCTAGTTCTATGTATTCCTGCTTTCTCTAAAACTCTCCAGACAAGCCTACGCCCCCACTTCGTTTTAAGCAGTTGGCGTAGATCGCCCAGCTCAGTGTCACGCTTATTTTTATCAGTAAGTGTAGCGTTCTTCACCTCTTGCTCATTAGATGCGTTGTATTCTTTTTTCATATCCTTACTATCTCATATAATGTGCAAGTTATCTGTTGCTAGCCATACAAAGTGCTAGCTTGTTGTGCTGGGGTTTTACTTTGTGCCTGTTCAGATTCACCTACCTCATAGGTTAAACACTCGCATCCACCCTGTGGACCATAGTCCAGGTTAATGCTTGATGCTGTGCAAACACCATCAGTGTTGAACTTACAATCTAAACACTTACATTTATTTTCCGTTGCCATATTTCTTCTTCTTATTGTTGTTGTTATATTTTTTCTTTGTTGCCATTAGTTGAGTCCTCCTAGAATGTTGCTTAGTACATTGTTGCCTTCAGTATCAGCCTCAGATAAAACCTTGGCTGCCTGAGCTCCTTGATTGATGGTCTGTACTCCCTGGGCAGCTTGTTCCATCTGTTGTTGTTGTTGCATTTGCTCTTGTCTTTGTTGTCTTATCTTTTGGACATTCTCATCAGAAACAACAATCTTTGGTGGTACCCCTAACATTTCAGCGTACTCATCTACCGACTGGTCAGCATCAATCTTGTCAAGTACCTCTGGCTTAACTGCTGCCATATTGCCAACAAATCCAGCTAGACGTTCTATAGCACCAGTACCGATTGCCCTTTGAGCTTGAGCCATGACCGAGATATACTCAACCTTCAAGTCAACTCCTCCGAGCTCTTCTGGTGGTGGCGGTACTAAGTTATTACGCACCATGATATTAAAAGTTCTATCAATCAAAGGATCTAGTAATTCTGAATGTAGACGTTCTAATACTGGACCTAACATCAATAACTTCTCTTCATGACGCTCGTCAATCTCTCTAGCTGTTATCTGTCTTCTATTGGACATGGTTAACATCTGGAATAGGTCAGTATAGAAACCTTGCTGAATACGGCCCTGAGTTTCAGCTATGTCTTGCTGTAGTTCAGCTAGCCTAGGGTTAACCTCATAGGTTGGCCTAAAACCACCCTGGGTGCCCTGCATGGTATCCACATAAGTTACCCCTCCAGGTAGCACTGATGCTGTTTGACCTCGAAGTGATGATGGTGCCTGCATTGGTGGATTAACCATCTTATCAATACCTTGGGCCTTTCTTTTTTGTTCAATCTGTAAAGCTTTAACATCACCAAGTACATCCATCGCTGGTGATCTACCATAGATGTCAACTCCGGTAACGTGCCATCTCGGTGCCATGATCGGGAACTCTTCATAACCTGAGTCTGACAGAAAGCTATCTACCCGACCACCCTTCTCAAAGTAAACACTACGATAAGGCATATTCTGGTTGTCTTTCATTTTAAAGTTTCGGTCAGCGTTAGGCTCTATCGCATGGATAATGCTTACCCACTTATCAAGCTGTCCATTCTTGTGCATCCCTTTGACTTCTTCTGAACAATTCTCATGTCCAAACATTTTGCAGGTCTGGGCAACAGTTAACTGGAACTCACGATAAAAGGCATCAACATTTAAACGATCACTCAGGGCCAGTCCATACTCACCAGCAGTAAATGGATAGCACCGGATAACCTGTTCATGGTCTTCCTCTACCAGCATAGCTGCGGTTCCAAAGACACCCATTTCCTCATACATAGTTTGTAGTGAGTTGTATAGATTAGAGCGAGAAAAGATGTCCATCATTCTTTTCTCAACATGGAACATCCAGGTCTTAACTTCATCTACTTCCATCAACTCAGGGTCAGGTGTTGCTAATCTAAACCAGGGCCTGGCTGGAGAAGTGATACCGCTCATCATGCCGGCTGATAATGTTCTGATTGCCATCGTCGCAGTTGAATCTATTATCTTGCCGTTCTTCTTTGAGCCGTCATTACGTTTCGAGGCTAAGAACCTACCACGCCTAGGAAGGATATATTCACTAAGCTCTTCCCAATGACCGAAGTAGGTAGAGCGTTCATCTTTAATGTCTCCCCATCTCCTAGTGAACTTAGATCTGCTAGTTTCTTTCATATCAACCGCCTAGTGTGTATTTAGGGTTGGAATCGTTTGACTGAAATGGACTAGTCAAAAGGGTTTTGTTTTTACTTTGTGTAGCTACCTTGCTTTTCTTGTCTTTCTTATTACTAGTATTCTTGTTAGCAGCATTGGAAAGTAAAGAGGCAAAACTAAAGTTAGCTAATTTACCAGCAAGTTTAGGTATAGCTTGGATAGTCTTTTTATCTGAAGGGATGTTGTACATCTGTCTTTCTGCTGGATGTCCCTTTGATCCTTCCCAGGTCCTACCTGGATAATTAAAATTGAACCCCGAGATAAATCCTTTAGCAGTATCTGAAGTATTGCCAGTTGTTTGTCTATACGCACTCGAATCCAATCTATAGGCAGCATGCTTATCACCAGCCTCCATTGCCATCTGTGCAGCCTTACTTGGGTTTAATGTTTTACCGCCATTAGTTGATGCTCTAGATTGCCAATATGAAGAAGTTCTTTCATTGCCTATACCACTACGATGGATCGGACTATTAAAGCCTGGTCCGTCTGACCCTGATCCTCCACCACTTATTTGTCCAGTACACATATTATTGTCCTAAGAGGGTTTTCTGACTGGTATTAGCTTCAGTCTCTAAACCTCTTGAGCCAGTCAATATAGTAGCTTTACGGCCAAACTGCATAGCCCCTTTTTTCTTTTCTTGGTTCTTCGCAGCAACTACTCCTGGGTCTGCCATTGTTGGAGGAGGTGGTGGAATCTTAACCGGGGTTGGTGGGGGTGGTGGTGCTGGTGATCTTCCGATACACATATTGTTTTCTCCTTAGTTAAATGGGTCGTAATCAGCCAACACTGGCTCTTCTTTAAAGCCAAAGTGGCCTATCTTCTTGGCTGCTACTGGGTATGAGAACGTCAACGCTAGGGCATCGCCCAGGTCTGGTGATCTACCACCACGTTTCTTAATGTCATCTTTAGACTCAAGTTGCATTCTATTGGTTGAGTCAAACTTATATGTTGGTACACATAGGTCAGTCTTTAAGTCAGTATCGTTTGGTAAGGAACCGCCATCATCTAACCATATACGGATAGCATCCCACATCTCTGAACGCTTATTGTGATAGCTTGGATTAAGAGCTTTACCTCCAAAGTTGACCTCACTCACAAAGTATCCGAGTTGCCTTAATCTATCAATTACACCTTCACCTCGACCAGCATCAATGAATACAGCGTCAGGCTCCCACTCATTAATCTCTTGAGCAACCATGCCAGCTAATGTCATATTATCAATAGCATTGAATATCTTTGGTTTATAGGCTGCCAGACCTTTTCTTTTTTGAATAACACTACGATCAGAACCAAAGCGAGCAACGTCCACTCCGAGTATCTTTGCTGACCCTAATACCTCACCTTCAGTACGTTTTATTGCACTCGCATCAGTTACCTTATCGATAGTGATTAAAGCATTTTCCATCGAAGCACTAAAGTCACATAAGAACTCACGTCTGAATTGGGAATCGTCCATAGTGTTGCGGGCCATCTTTACTTCTTCTTCATCTAGAATATCAGTCTCATCGACTCGATACATTCCAGCGTACCATTCAGGGTCTTTTTGAGCGTATTGATATAGATCATAGAACTGATTAAGTCCCTTTGGTGTACCAATGAATAGACACCAGCCTTTGTGATGTGAGTCGGTTAATGCTGGACGGATAATCTCTGGCCATGTCTCTGGTCTAAAGTCAGCTATCTCATCAGCAACGATACCGTCAAAGTAAAGACCACGCATAGACTCACCATTATCTGATCCGTAGAGCCTTATCTTGGCACCATTAGGAAACTCAATAGATGATTCGGACTCATTAGCTCTGGTACCTTCAAGGTCTAGGGTAAATCGTTTAAGGTAATCCCAGGCTACTTGCTTGGCTTGCTTCTGAAATGGTGCTACATAACCAAAGCGTAGGTTCTCTCTTTTTGTTCTAATGGCTGCATCAATTAAAGTATTGATCGCTAGATAAGTCTTTCCGAAACGTCTATGACAAACCAATACAGAGAAACGTTTGAGCTTCTTATGAATTTCAGCCTGGTATTTGTGAGCAACGTAGCTTGTCTTATGTTTGTTAATCCTCATACCCTTCTTCATCCTGCTCGCCAGGGTAGTGAGGGATACCTGTATCTACAACAATAGTAACATTACCCTCATTCTTGACTTCCTGTTTGTCTGCCCACTTAAATCTGTTCTTCATATTCATGTACCAACCGGTGTAATTAAACTCTCTATCTTTCAGGTTAATTCTTCCTTGTCTTTCCCACCAAGTTCGTGATAGTCTGACTCCCCTTTTTATGGAGTCTGAAAATTCTTGGTTTTCTTCCTTCCATCTATAGAAAGTTTCCCTAGAAATATCCAAGTGCCCAATCACTTCATCTTGAGATGCACCATCTCTCATAAGCTCAATAACTGTCTCACACATCTTTGAGCGATACTTTGTTGGTCTACCTACTTTTTTAGTCATTTTGTTTGATAATACCTTCTATATTGCAAGTTATCTGTTGCTGAATAATACGAGACTATTCAAACACTAGGTTTACACCCATACCAACCGTTATCCTATGTCGATAATTAACGATCTCACTAATGTTTGCTGGTGAGCAATCAAACTTCTTAGCTATTACTATTTGCTTCATTCCACCCTCATGTAATTGACGTATAAGCTCAACATCATGATCAGTGAGTTTAGCTCTATGATGAGACTCTCCAACACGATGGCCAGGGCCCCTAGAGGTTCTACCAGTCGTGTCAACTGCCCTCCACTTTCTTAACAGTATTTGTTTGGTTATTGTTTTGGGAAACATATACCAGATAGGTATTTGTATATTTATATTCATTGCTTTTTAGTGTTTAGTGTTTGGCTTTAGTGAATCATCTAAGATGACATCAATACTAAAACCTTCCCGCTCTATTCCTGCTAATAAATCAGTCACACCTTGATGTGCCTCTATCCATGAGATTTCATATTCATCGGCCAACAACATTAATGCTGCAACATATCTCTCGGCCAGATCATCTTCTGTTAAATTCTCACTCTTTTTTGATGTCATCTTTCTTCGCTTTCCATACCTGAAAATCACCAAGCTCTCTGATAATTTGTTCAAACTGCATTTTTGAAAATTCATCGACAGCGA